ACCAGCGATCATTTTAAATTCTTCACGTTCGACCTTACCTACATGGTCAGACTTGTTGCACTCAGGGCAGGCAATGAACGGACTTTCCGAAACGGTTTGCTGCCCCCATACTACGGCATGTCGATCCCATGCAGTCGTGAACTCGTCTTGCTCCGACTTGTCGTAGTCCTCGTGCCCTTCGTTTAAACCTATTATGTAGTTACCTATCTTACTCATCGCATATCCTCCGACTTGATGTGTATTACCTTACCTATATCGGGGCTGGCGTTCTCGTTGTCCAACACACACCACAGCACAGGATGATCCCACTCGCCCCAGCCACCAAATATGTAGCCATCTGTAAACACGACAGAGGCTTGCGGCTTGATCTTGTGCTCTGTTAGGTAGTCAGGGACACACCGGACATCAGTGCCACCACCACCTTCGGGCTTGGTATTGTCCAACACTGTATCCAACTCATCGCCCCCGTAGACTTCGGCGCGGCATACTTCGGTGTCCCAGTACAGAACGTGTAGTTCTGGCGGGTTCACCATCTTGGCAATAGAGACCACTTCAGTCAGCATAGCAGTGCGTTCGCGTTTGCTAATTGAACCAGACATGTCTAGGTGCACAGCTAACGGCCCCACTTGTTCACTATATGTGGACGGCATGTAGATGCCTTGGCCAATGAGCCTACGCTTGGGCTTGCGCCATGTAGACATATCGTTACCTGCACATGTAGTTTGCACGAAGTCACGAAATTTCTCTCGCCAGTCTACTTGTGGCTGTAACAAGTCACCCACTCCACAGTCACCACCACCGCTGCCAGTCTTACCTGCGATTGTAGCACCTTGACGATGCGCCTCGTCAATCTCGCGCTCCAACTCGCGCTTCTCTTCGGCGTCCATTTCTTCTGCACCATCCCAGTCGTGGTCGTCCAACGGCTCACCGTCTAAGGTTGGTGTACTACCATCGGGGTTCGATTTTTGCTCTTCGTGCAGATGCCAGAATATCTTAGCCGTACCCCAGCCACGATAGTCATAGTTTAGACAGCCACCTTCGATGAACTCTACCCAGCCATCGGCACCGAACTCGTCCATGATCTTGATGTTAATGTCGTGATCCATTGAGATGTTGGCCAGATGCGCGTCGATCTTCCGTAGATGCTGCCACGTTATGAGGTGGCGGTACAACTTGTGATAGCTCTCGTGTAGTACAAGAAACCGTAGCTGTGCGTCTTTAAGCGGGTCGATGAACTCAGCCCCGTACCACTCGTTTTTACCATCGGTACAGGCAGTTGGCACCTTAGTGGCGTCGTATTCAACTGCCCGATCACCGATCATTAGGATACCAGACAATGCGTGAGCCTTACCCATTATGTCAACGACTGCTTTGGACAGCCGCTGCTCCGGTGTTAGTTGTTTACCTATTTGTAGCATTGCTCTTACCTTTCTTTGCATTTAACGCACGTCTTGCAGCGCGGTTGATTGGTTTCATGTCGGTTGTGCTAGCCTTGCGTGGCGAACTGACTGTGCCGCGCACGAGCTTCGCCTTTATTAGCTTTCCCATTGTCATCCTCCTTTCGGGCAGGTGCCCGAATTACTTCTTGTCAGCAGCGAACATGTAGTTGTTGTCCATCGCCCACTTAGTAAATTTCTTGTTGGTCATTACGACCGATTGCTTGGCATACTTGGGCGTACGTACACCGTTGGCGAACATGCCCTGCGCTTCAGCGTCTAAACGTGGCATGTAGTCCATCCATGCGTCGATATAGTCAGGCTCCATTGTCGCAAGCGTACGGTATACGACCATACACACAGCAGCGGCACTTGACGGAACCACAGCATTTGTCGGGTCGTTCTTGATACTGTCACGCGAGGGCAGTTGGTTTGCCAGCTTCACGTATGCCATCAGGTCCATTGCACCCCGATCACCGATAGTACCCATCAGAGCGGCAACAAGCGTTTGGTCGTCCAGATGCGCCATTTGGTTGAGCCAGTTGGATGCTTTGTGTAGTGAGCGAGGTGTACAGAACGAGCGTCTGAACTCTTTAGGGTGGTAGATATACGGGTTGTCGGCAGGGTCAGGCACATCGTCAAAAGAATAGAACAGATGCGGGTTGTCTTTTGTCCAGCCAAGCATGGTGTGGTTGATACCGCTGTTGATACCCCAACGGATCCACTCCATGTTGGTTGGCTTACGCATACGCACGAAGGTCACACGGTTACATGTGTGTGGCATGAACATATCGCCCAGCCCTTCAGCACCTAAGTTAGTAGTAGCGAACACCAACGTGTCAGGGTGTAACTTGTTCATACCAATCATGCGCTCTTGGAACAGGCGGTTCATAGGATTTTGTAGGCTCTTGTTCTTACCCGCCTCGTCGATCATAATGATTAGCGGTTGGTTTTTGAGGTGCACACCCAGTTCTTCGTTGGTGGCAAACGTCACGTAGTCGTTACCGTCAAGGTCTTTGAACTTAGGCATCATTAGATCGCCAGCGTCTGCCTTGGTTGTGCAATCAAAGTAGATTGCTTTGTGCTTTGGCAGCCGTTTAGCTAACATGTCAAGTATAGAGGACTTACCACAGCCAGTGTCACCTTCGACAATAAGCGTGTTCTTGTCATCTTCGGGCAGGTGTAGCTGGCTCTCAATAGCCGTTGCAATTTGATCCGCTGATAGTGCGTACATTTTCTGTGCTTGGTTCATTGTCGTTCTCCGTGTTTTCGGGCACCTGCCCGAATGGTTAAAGAGGATATTGGCCGAAGCCATGTGATAAGAATACAATAGTGATGAAGAGGGCTATAAGACACAGCCCCCCACGTATGTTTCCATTCATTACATGTCCAAACTTGGTAGGGCTGCGATAGCCGCGGTTAGTTCTTTCTGCTTGTCTTCGCGCAAGCTAGGTGAGTTTTTGATCTGTCCGAGGGTCAGACCGTGAAAGGCTTGTTCGAGACGTTGGCGCATTGCTTCCATCTGATTGTCACCTGTTACGTTACACGTACCCAGCATGTCGGTTAGCTCCAGCGCACGGTCAAACACCGTGTCGTATAACTTGTTACCCTTACCTTCCTCGTTCACGTCAAGCTGTCGGACAAGCGTGGTCAGGTTAGCGTGCAGCTTTTGCCATATGTCTTTCATGGCCGCGTTGACGGCGGTGGTGTAGTGCTGCTCGTACTGTGTTTTGATCTGAGTCATAGCTTCGTTGCCGATGTCTATGCGGAAGTCGCCACTGTCGGGCAGCGGCACATAGTTGAAGCTGAACCCGAACTTGCTTTCAAGTGAGGACCGTGTTGGATACTCGTCACCGTTCCACATGGCACCCAGCTTGGCTTGCGCGTCCATGATTTTCCACTCGTACACAGTCAAGAACTCATCGACTAGCCGACCGAACTCTTGCTGTAGGTCAGTCATAACCTCGTGATATTTGAAGTATTGCGCTGTTGTGAGTAGACGCGCCCCATTGTCAGACCACGGCATTGTCATGGAATAGTGGACGTTGCGGGTGTTGGCTGCGAACTTCTGTACCGCTTTTAGTTCTTCGCAGTCACCCAGTAGGTTCTTAGATACAGACGCGACACCCTTTTCGGCTTGATGCGCTACCTCTACTTCGGCGGTCGCTTTGTGATCTTTCTTGCGTGCTGTCCATACGCTTGCGTTGAAATCAACGGTCATTGCCGCTGAACTTATTGATGGCGCGGTTGATACCAGCGCCGAGGTGTTGAGCATGTCTTGCATTGTCTTACTCCTGTTTTCGGGCACCTGCCCGAATGTTACGTTGTTGTGGTTGTTTAGTTGTCGAAATTTCTAATGTACCTATAGTATAGCACAAGTAGCGGTCTGTGTCAAGTAATTCACTCTGGTGGTTTCTGTTTAGCTAGGATAGCTTTTACTATCTTCACCTTCATGGGTGGGTCAAACACGCGGGGCTTCACGATCTCCACCGCGTATTGCATCTTGGTCTTGTCTACCTTGGGCAGACACTTGCCTCTTCCTATCAATGCCATTTCTAGTTCTCCTGCTTAACGTGTTTTCTGGTTGAGGCTGAGTAGGTCAGCCTTGCGGGTGATGCGGGTGTAATGCCCCTTCGGGGTCGGCACTATGCACCAGCTTGCGCGTTGGCTTTTGGCTTGGCAGTCGCCGCAGTCTAGGCAGACATTGTAACCCAGTCGGGCACGTCTAATACTGAAGTTTTCACCACATCCGGTACACTCGGGACGGTACTTATTCATAACTCTGCCAGCAGCGCGTCCAGCATGTAACGGTCGTTGTTGCGCACGATCATTAGGTCTTTGAGGATGCGCTTGTTGCGTTGGATGTACTGTTGAGCCGCTACGCGGTGGGGTGCTTCGTGTAACACCTTATCTGAATGGGTGCGTGTCTTGGCGCACCATGCGAACCCTTGGACGGTTACTGTGGTTTGTGGCGTGTGCATTTTTAGTTCTCCGTGTTTTCGGGCAGGTGCCCGAATGTTAAGTTGTGGCAGTGGTTGTTTAGTTGTCGAAATTTTTAATGTACTTATAGTATAGCACAAGTAGGGGGCTGTGTCAAGTAATTCACTATGGTGGTGCTTCGTGGTGAATGGTGTGATGTAGCATAATGTACCGTTGTCATGCCCTGCAAGTCATTGAAAACAAAGAGCTGTATCAATGTCTGCAAAGTACCATATGTATATATGCAGAATCTGAAGGGGGGTTTCGCGCTATCCCCCCCTCTTACTCACTACCTTTAAAAGGTTTATATATATACTTATATTTACGGTACATTAGCTACATTGCTTTGTTTTCAATGACTTAACCCCGTTTTCGAGTGGTACATTAGTGGTACAAATGGTACTTTGTAATGTTTTCAACGACTTAGCTTTTCGGTGAGGCACCACGCTACTCTTATTACTGGTATCTACACTATCGGGCAGTTGCCCGAATTGCATTGTGCTACGCTGCGCTATGCTGTGTTAGGGGTACAACGCTGTAACGTGTGGGGCATTACGCTACTCTTACTACTGGTATCTATACTTTCGGGCAGGTGCCCGAATAAAAAAAGGCCCACCGAAGCGGGCCTAGTAGAAGCGTATTGAGTGGTGTGGTCACTTGTTATCACGTGGGATATGTAGGCGCAATAGCCGTTGCACTTTCGGGCAGGTGCCCGAATTGAAGACAAAAAAAGGGACGCTCGAAAGCGTCCCTCTGAATTGTTATGGTGTGGCGATCAAAGTAGGTCGTCGAGATCAATTATCTTAGTCGGGATCTTGTGTGTTTTTTGGACAGCTTGAACGTGTGCAAGTAGCGTTGGAACGTCCATTGTCTCGGGCAATCCCTCACCTTGACATATTTTAACGATATGGTCAAAGTGACCCTGTAAAAGATCAATAGGGAGTTTGCGATCACCTGCACCTTTCTGGTACAACTCGGGGCGGTGAATTTTATCCTGAGTGGTTAATCCTTTCCCGAAAACGACCTGCACACTGCGTGCTTTATCTTGCAGCTTTGACCGATTGGCGCGTTTGGTGTTTGCCTCGGGCGATATGTCGTCCTTTTTAGGCGCAGGAAGCACCATAAATGCGGCCTCAGCAGGCGACCATGCCTTGCGCATCCCCATCAGTTTGTATGCCGCCAATCCCTCGACGGTTGCGGTCGATCTTGCCTTATTAATCGGGATGATATCTTGCGGCCGCGCACCATTGGCGTACGCCGCGACATACATCGCGTTGGCCTGCGCGTTCTTGTCATGGGTTGCCGAGATTGCCCCGAGCGTTACTGCATCAAGCCCCTCGATATCTTTGAACTGTGCCGCTTCCTTAGCAAGGAAGTCTATCATCATTTCCAACACTGTTTTTGTTGCATTCTTTTTTGTTGTTGCTTTGGTTACTTTTGCCATTGTCTTAAGTCTCCGATTTGGCCGCGCCGCTTGATTGCCTTGCTTGCCGTGTCATTCTTAAATCACACTGTAACACGTTATGCAACACCTAATATCACCGGATGATAGCGCCCGATATTCGGGCAGGTGCCCGAAAGTGGGAACGCGGCGAGGGTACGGGTGGGGCATGGGCCACTTTACAGAGTGAGACTCCGCGCTAGTCTATATATTAC